GGGCTCGCGCCCTGCCGGGTTTCGACCTGGTTAATTCTCTGCGGTCCAAGTTATTGGCCCGCGAACTCAAAAGGAGGGATCCTATGCGTTACCGAAGCCGCTCTACCAGTAATATGCCTGTAGCCATGAATACTCTATTTTGTACTTATGAGTATCTATGGCCGAGCTATTACCGGGAAGACCGAATGTCAAGTCCAATTTCTGGACTTGTAGGTGGTACTACTGAAGGTTGCCTTGACGAGGTTCATCAACGTCGTCATGGTAAATACTACAGTGGTGGCCCCCTTGATGTACGAAAAGTCAGTCTCAGCAGCGATGCTGTGCCTGTCAATTCGTCATTCGGTGGTGAGGGAGATACACGTCGATGGACCGTCTCTGGAACCATCTACCCCATATTTTGGGGTGGTGGTTCCAATGACTGGTCCGAAGATGCTCTCCCCGCAAGCGGTATGTCGGCAACGGAAGGGTACGGAGCTCAGGCTTGGAATAAATTCAAGCCTGGAAAGCCTAAGGCATCTGCCGCCGTTTTCCTGGCGGAAATGCGTGATTTACCCGGAATGCTACAAAAGAAAGCGTATGCCCATAGAAATTTGGGCAAACACTATCTTAATGCGCAATTCGGGTGGCTTCCGTTCGTTAGTGACCTTCGCAAGATGTACTCTACTCAGCAGAATATGAGTGGGGTACTTGCGACCATTCAGCAAATGAATGGCAAGTGGGTACAACGAACGGGTTCCGTAGAGCGAAACGAGGTCATTCAAAGTAGATGGTCTGATAGCGGGAGAATTCCCGTTTTCACACCTCTAGTTTGGGCTGACGTCGATAACCAAGACTTACTCGCTTGTCAAGGTCAGGTTACTGAACTTGAGCGGGTATGGTTTTCTGGTCGTTTTAGGTACTATATCGACGATATTGCATCGAAGATTAAGTCACCGAAATGGCGCAGAAACACAGCACGTAAAGTAATGGGTTTATCCATTACTCCAAGTGAAGTCTGGGAGCTCGTCCCATGGAGCTGGCTTATCGACTATTTTTCCAATTTTGGGGCTGTCATAGACAACCTCAATACTGGATATGTCGATAATCTAGTTTCCAGCTATGCATACGTTATGCGTGAAAACATAACGCGTGCAGAACAGACGTCGCACGGCGTGCTTAGCAACGGCGTTGTCTACAGTGGGAATTGTAGACGCGAAGTTGTTACGCGTTGTCGTGCTGCGGCTGACCCTTTTGGGTTCCAAGTGTCTGCTAATTTAAATAGCAGACAACTCGCGATCCTTGCTGCTCTCGGGGATAGTTTCCGAAAGTAACGAGGACTAACGCTCTGCAGTAATGTAGAGTTCACATTAACCGAAGGAGGCTTCCATGTTTTCAGATCCACAAAGTATCACCACCTCGCACGTTGGTGCCGCGACATGTCCCAAAGTTGCTATGGGGCTGTCCGACGCAACGTACACAAGTCCTGATGGTAAAACGTCGATTAAAATCGCGCATACCACCAGTAAGTCACGTACTAGACGCCTTGTGCGTCTTGATACGATTCACACATTACTCGAAGCGGCATCCGGCACGAATAAGCCGGTTGTCTGTTCCGTGTATATGGTGATTGACTTTCCATCTGCTAAGTCGTTCAGTGTTACTGCGACTAATCAGGTGGAACTTGCAGGGGACCTTATTACTTGGTTGACGGCTTCTACTAACGCCAACCTAGTTAAGGTTGCTTCATCGGAATACTGATGAAGCCGGTGAGATCGAGCTTCGGCTCGGGATCAACATGGCATGGAATGCTGACCTCCAAATGAGGAGGCAACATGAAAAGCCTAGTAAACCTCCTGTCGGCGCTTCTCGCTGATGCGGGAAGCATCTGCTCGGTCGAAACCGCCCGTGATCTTATTACAATAAAATCACGGACCCAACACGAAGGTATATCGTTTTTGACGATAACCCTTCCGGAATTTGCTTCAGACTTCGAAAGAGGTCTGGAGTTAGGCCGGATTGACTCTACACTTTTCCTCGGTTGGAGGAAACGTGGGTGTCTCCCTGCATTTTTGCAAGGTTTCACTAGTCTCGTGTTTGGACCAGATGGGAGAGTGAGAGATGAAGCAAATGCTTCAGCTGTATTTTGCGTTCGCCAGATCTGCCGGATATTTAAGAAAGTCCGCATTCCTTGCTCTTCTGAGCGAGAAAGTGCAACATTTCGTAAATATCACGATCTGGAAGCGTCCCTTTCCGATACTCTGTGTGTACCTGATGATAGGCTTCACCACTTTCGTGGCGTATGCCGAATCATCTGGGATACAGTGTTCGGACGAGAAGAGTTCAACTCTTCCCGATTGGTTCCTCGTCACGGTCCTGGTGCGACTGCTGAACGTATTAGCGGAAACGCTAAATATGCTCATCATGTCTGGTACGAACGGCTGAGTGATGTATTTCATTTTGATGAATACATCTTCTCTAGTCTTTCGCAATTCGACGATCCGCTTTACGGATATAATTCCGTTAAGTTTATCGAAGAACACCAAGAATTACCCGTTCGGGTAATATCCGTTCCGAAGACCCTTAAGGGTCCCAGGATTATTGCTATTGAGCCTGTTTGCATGCAGTATGTGCAACAAGCTGTTGGACGTTACGTTATGGACTCGATCGAAGGATCGACTCTTACGCGTAAATCCATCCGATTTACTGATCAATCAGTAAATCAGCAATTAGCAATGCAGTCTTCTTTGCAGAAAGATCTTGCAACGCTTGATCTTTCGGACGCATCTGACAGAGTCCTTCTTGACTCTGTGCGTCATATGCTTCATTCTCAGCCGAATTTGCTTGCGGCTGTTGAAGCATGTCGAAGTAGAACTGCGCAAACTCCCGATGGGAAAGTAATTTCCTTGAAGAAGTTTGCATCCATGGGTTCTGCTTTGTGTTTTCCAATCGAGAGTATGTACTTTTATTCTGTAATCGTACATACTCTCCTTTGGGAACGCAAACTCACCCCCCACATTGCTGACATTCGTAAAATGTCAGCAATGGTACACGTGTACGGAGATGACATAATTGTCCCCGTACATGAGACCGATAGCGTGATTGAGGGCCTTACCCTTTTTGGGAATAAGGTAAATACCACAAAATCTTTTTGGAATGGTTCATTCCGAGAGTCTTGTGGTTGTGACGCATTCAATGGCATAGACGTTACACCTGTCTATGTTAGAGAAATGCGCCCCAAAACACGCCGGGATTCTGCCGGTCTCATTTCTTGGGTTTCAACATCCAACCAGCTACATGCTGCAGGATGTTGGCGCTCTGCTCAGCTCATGAAACATGAGGTTGAGAGGGTACTGGGATCGCTCCCAGTAGTCGGAAGTGAGTCACCAGGGCTCGGCTGGACATCTTTCTTGGGTGTACCGACTCGCGTTATGTGCAGGCACATGCACATACCGCTCGTAAAGACTCATAAGGTCATTACGAGAAGAGAACGGGACGCCCTCGAAGGGTATCCAGCCTTGCTCAAGTACTTTTTACGTACGGAAAAGGCCGTAAGGCCTATTCCTATAAGTAAAGAGCACTTGCAGTTTTCCGTACGGAATGGCTCCGTAAGCAGAAAACGCCATTGGGTCCGCGCCATTTAATATGGTGCGGCGGAGCGACTAGAATCATTCGCTCCGGCTCTAAATCCGGC